CCTCTCAATTAAGGAGATGGCCCATATCATGGGCGTCCACCGGCAGACCTGGACAAAATGGGAGCGAGGCGAGCGGCGGCCTGATAATGCTGCTGTGCGTCTGATGGAGCTGTTGTGCTGGCTGCATGAACATCATCCTAGGATATTGGCGCAAGGGGAGAGCATATTGATAAAATTCTCAAAACCCAGGCAAAGCAGGATTCATCAGGCGGCGCAGGAAGCCCGTAGAGAGGAGAAAATGCCTAGTCAATAGCGAGAGTAGGGAAAATCTTGAAACCCGCTTAGGTCGCGCGATGGGATTAACCCTTGACATTTAAACCCGCTGGGTATATATTATAACCATAGAGAGGCAATACTACCGATCTAAAACCAGAGGAGATCAGGACAATGAACGTAGAAACTCTATATCTCAACGCAGATCAGAATTGGCAGGATGAACAGACTACGTATTGGTTTAGTCTGGATGGCACTGACTACGGCACTGGCTACAAATTTGACAGTGAGGTGTATGGGATTGTCGAAAGCGGCGTGGAAAACTCCGTCATTGTTGATGAGGATGGCAACCCGCTGACTGAAGGTGACCACAGGACAATCGCGGTCCGCAACAATGTTGCTGTCACTGATGACATTCGGGCAGATGCCGCGGCGGGGTTTTAACAGGCTATAGAGGCAATACCGCCGATCTAAAACCAGAGGAGATTAGGACTATGAACAAAATAATCACAGGAGACAAACGATGAAACTCGCATTATTTAAAAACATAGAATACGATTTTGAAATCGTCTCAACAGATGTGTCTGAGGGACATCAGGAATACGTCAGGGTATCTGAGTACGTTGACGTGGACTTCCCGCGACTGGACGGGCCAGATGTAGTGTTGCAACAGATTGAAAGACTCCGGGAACAGAAGAAGAGAATCCAAGCCGGCACTGAAGCGGAGCTCAATAGAATTGATCAACGGATCGGCGACCTGTTGGCGCTGGAAGCGCCCGAGGATGAATAATGGATATTGTACTTTCAATTTTTGCAGCAATCGGCTTGATCTTTACTCTTGCACTCGTATCCTGCGTCTTTTTCGCGCTGCTGATGCCGAGGGATGAGGAAGACGAACATGCGGACGTCGAGAACAGGAGGGATTAAAAATGAAAATCACTGAACTTACCCCGGAGCAAATCGCGCAATTTCCGGTGTATCGCAAAAAATGGATTGATATTGGCCTGTCATGTGAGCCGCTTGATTTTGAGCGCGCCAAGGCTGCGGCAATCAAGGTGTATGAATCTGCTGGGCTGCCTCCGCCTCGTTATTTTTTCTATTTCGATTCCCCGGTGTCGGCGGCAATCGCAGCAATCTATATTAAGCAGATTAAGGAGATCGGCCCTACACCTGATTGCCAGGAGCAGGCGCGAGAGCAGGTGCGGGAGCAGGTGCGGGGGCAGGTGGAGAACCAGGTAAAGAAGCAGGTGTGGGACCAGGTGCGGAGACCGGTGCGCAACCAGGTCTGGGGACAGGTGGGAGACCAGGTGGGAAACCAGGTGCGGGACCAGGTGCGGGACCAGGTGTGGGACCAGGTGGGGGACCAGGTGTGGGACCAGGTGCGGGACCAGGTGCGGGACCAGGTGTGGGAGCAGGTGGGGGACCAGGTGTGGGACCAGGTGCGGAACCAGGTGGGGGACCAGGTGTGGAACCAGGTGTGGGACCAGGTGGGCGACCAGGTGCTGGACCAGGTGGGGGACCAGGTGTGGGACCAGGTACGGAACCAGGTGTGGGAGCAGGTGGGGGGGCAGGTGGGCGACCAGGTAAGAAAGCAGGTGTGGGAGCAGGTGCTCGGATCACACGAGGCGGACTGGTTAGCATTTTATGATTTTTTCTGCCAAGTCTGCCAGCTTGAATGTACCGATCGCCTTGCCGATCTGATGGAGCTCGCGGAATGCTGCGGACGGTGGGCACCGTATCAAAATGTCGTAATTTTCCAGCAGCGACATTCCGAACTCCATTTTGACGAGAACGGATTATTGCATTGCGAGACAGGGCCAGCTATTAAATACCGCGATGGATTTTCTGTTTACGCTTGGCACGGGACACGACTCCCCGGAGAATGGTTCACGGCGCCACCGACCGCGAAAGAATTATTGGCGTGGCCAAACGTGGAACAGCGCCGCGCGGGGTTCGACATGATCGGCTGGGATACTGTTCTGGACGAGCTTAAGGCGACACTCATAGATGCTGACCGGGATCAGCAGATTGGCGAGCTGTACGAGGTAGACCTCCCCGACTCAGGACGGGAAAGATTCTTACGGGTAATATGTGGGACGGGGCGAACATTTGTCATCCCCGTCCCGCCAGAAATGCAAACTGCGAGAGCAGCAAACGCATGGTCCTATGGACTAGATACAGATCAATATCAACCGGAGCTCAGGACATGAATACATTTAAAAACCAAGCCGCTCAAGGCGACATTCTCATCCGCAGGATCGACGGCGTACCTGCGGGGGCAATCAAACAAGAGGCGTCAGAGGGCGTCTATGTAGTGGCGCATAGCGAGACAGGACACCATCATGTCGTCGATGCCGAGGGCGTGGAATACTATCAGGATGCCCAGAATGAACTCGTTGCCTATTTGGTAGTGCAGTCGGCGATCAGCAAGGCCATTCGGCATATGCGTTCATACCACACGCACGCACCCATCACGGTATCACCCGGCACATATGAGATTCGCCGTCAGCGCGAATATACCCCAGCTGGCTGGCGGCGAGTGGCGGACTGACGACCGTGAACACAATCCAAGAACAATGGGACAAGTTTTCAAGCCTTGTTATTCCGGGGGAAATGAAATGAGACCAAATATGAATCTACCAATGGATAAAATACACGACCCCACCAGTTCTTTTGGGAGGCTTCTTATCCCGTGGCTTGATGTAGATATTTATGGACATCGCCGATGGATTGCAATCTTTCGAGGCGGCAAGGGCATTCGCGTAACCGATGCTTGTGGCTTCCATAATTGCAGAGCTACTGGAGTGTATTAGAGTGGTGCGGTTTAGTAATATGCGCCGCCATTTTCAACAAAAGCCGATGATTCCAAGGAGATTGATATGAGTGACATCGAGATAGCTGTAGAAGTAAGGGCCAGGACACCAAAGGCCCTGCTGGTATTTGATGGGAAAACAGAGTGTTGGATACCGCGCTCACAGATTAGTGATTATTCCGGCGAGGAAGATTCGCCGGAAACCATATTTATTTCTGAATGGTTGGCGGGTGAGAAAGGGCTGATTTGAATATAACGATTAATGTTAACCGGCGCAACGCTTTTTGCGCCGTCCGAGTTAAATTGCCTTGTTATGTTTCGAGGATTAATTATGGCTACAACAGTAAAAGAATTGATTGAGTACTTAAAGACTATTCCGCTGGATACTGAATTGAGGGTGGCTGTAACGTATGACTGTCAAGGCGCGACTTGCGCCAAATTCGTGCCGCTTGATCTAAACCAAACAACCGGAAATGTTGCATACACGGACATGAACGGAAACATGTTTGTTGAGAAGCATTCCGAATTATGGGATAGGCGATTTCTGGATTTTGGTGAAACATAACGGCAGGTGTAACCGGCAATGAATGAAGAGAGCGCAGCGAACGAAATGAATGTCCGAGTTGACACCCTTGTTAGGCCACGCTTGCTCGATCTGTACTGTTGCGCGGGCGGTGCGGCGATGGGCTACCGAAAGGCCGGATTCGATGTGGTTGGCGTTGATATTTGCCACCAGAAAAACTACCCGTTTGAGTTCCACCAGGGCGATGCGTTGGAGTTCTTGCGGCAGCATGGCCACGAATTTGACGCGATACACGCAAGTCCGCCGTGCCAAGCCTACAGCGAAACCAGAAAGATACAGAGCAACAAACACCCGGAGCTGATACCGCCGACCCGCGCAGCACTAAAAGGGCTAGGCATCCCGTGGATAATTGAGAACGTGCCGGGATCGCCGCTTATAAACCCGGTGGAACTGTGCGGATCAATGTTCGGGCTGCGCACATACCGGCACAGGCTGTTTGAAACGAGCTTTTCGGTAACTGTGCCGGAACACCCGGAACACACTGCGCCACAAGCGAAGATGGGGCGACCGCCAAAAGAGGGCGAGTTTATCCATGTGGTTGGCAACTTCTCCGGCGTGGATTATGCGCGAAAAGTGATGGAGATTGACTGGATGAATAGAAACGAAATGGCCCAGGCGATACCGCCCGCCTACACCGAGTATTTAGGGTGGCAACTTCGGGCAGCACTGATGCTGCGCCAATGGGCCTAACAACCAGCATAAGGCGCAACGCTTTTTGTTGTCGCCTTGATGCACTTGTTAGGCGTAATTTTGGAGGATAGATATGATCGAAGAAATGAATAAAACTGACGATATAAAAAGTCTAATAAGCGATCTTCAAAAATGTTGTGGGCAGCGTGGAGCAAGACTTCAGATATTGCATGACTATCTAACACAAGAGATATGCGCCTATCCCTTTAACGGAGTAACACTGTGGGACAGGTTTGTGAGCAAAAGGCGTTCACAAGGTGAGACGACTGACTGGTTTGATGATGATGGAGTGCCAAGATGAAAGACATGAAAGTAATTGACGAGAAAGATATGGGATTTATTGAGGATGTGATCGGAGCATTAAAGCGTATTGATGAGAAGGATTGCACTAATGAAGTATATGAAACAATTGGTGCATGTATCGAAGACCTGCTAACGATTATTGACGCCTACGCGAGAAGTGCCGCAAGGCAGGATTATTGGCGTTCAGGGGTGGCGGAAAAGACAGCCCCGCAAGAATACATACACCGCCAGAATTTAGAGATCTACTTTTAATGATAGCCAGGAGTGCGAAGGATAAATGAAACCAATAATCTGTATTCATTGCAAAAAAGAATTATCAAAAGATGAAACCAATAAAATTCCTACCATCAATAATGGATATTATTATTGCTGTGATTTATGCCTGAGTAAGAAAACCAGGGCATCTGATCTATATAAGTCAATAGAGCATCATAATATTGATCTTGAATGGGCTATGGGAACATGCGATAAATGCGGCGCGATCGAACAAGTAACACTACATAAAGATAAGTATAGATGTGGGGATTGTTATAATAAATATGAGTCCAATAAAGACCTTCCCCATGTTCCTGTAGTCAGGAAGAAACCTATAACGGATAAAGAAGATCGTTTCCTTTTCATTCGTGATTGTTGCGAGAAAAATAATTTTTAATATAGAGGCAAATAGAATCATGAAAGACGAGAAGGTTTAAGAGAATGCGCTGATGGCTTACGCACAGCTAGGTGACTTACATTACAAGAGTGTGCTGAATATGGCAGCAGACACAGTATGGGAAGTTGACCAGTTCATTGGCGCAGCTGATCGTCATAGTCCATCCGCAGTTCGCACTGGGAGACATACTTCCTGACCGCTAGCCAATTAGCTGCATCATACTGTATACGGTCAGCCGCCATACATAGATAGCCATTAATCTCTGACCATTCAGGATCAATCAGGTGAATTGAGTCAGGGCGCGGCGGCTGTGCTGATTGTGGCAGGTCTACGAGTGGTTGCTTCAATGGAGTTGAACAGCCTGTGATAAGCCCGATTAATCCGAGGAACAATAAGCCTAGGCTTTTCTTCGAGTAGCTTTGGTAGATCATGACGGGCGAATACCTCCATTTCTGTTGCCTCGATATCTCTTGCTGCCTGGAATCCTGCGCCTAGCTTTGCAAGAGCCTTGTTTGCCTTGATAGCTTCTTGCTGCGTATTCTTCGAATAGATAGTGAATGATTCTATGGCCATATCCCGTTCTGCTTCCATCTCGAAAGAGTGTTTTATAGCCCAGCCTGAAACTCCCAGCAGAGCAATAAGTATGAGATATTTGCTCATTGCTTTGCCTCCATAACATTAGCAAGCCCATATGCACTCAAAATCGATAGCGTCAGCGTTACATACTCACCGCCAGTTAGCTTGTCAAGGAAAAGAGCAGCAGTCCCGGCCAGCGTAAAGAATACTGCTAACGCGAATTTCCTTGATCTATATTTACTGTCCATTCTTCGGCCTGTAGAAGTCATCGTAGAACTTATCCATCCGGGCACCGATCTCAACAAGCCGTGCGTCTATAGCTACGTCTCTGTCATGGATGTTTTGCTGGTTATTTCTTATCTGGTTGTTTAGCAGCTGCACCTTACCATCCAACCGCTCACTGATCACCGCTACTGTGGTTGACGTGGTAATCAAAACAGTGACTGCTGCACCTATCAATGTCTCTAGGATGCGGGTAGTGTTCCACATCTTCTCTGGCGTGTGCGCCTCATCCGATCTAAATGGTGCCATTACAATACTCCTCTATAGTTGCGATGCCGCTTCAAGCAATGCTCCAGTCAATGCTTGACATGCTACTTCTCGGTTTTTCTTGATTGCTATTTCGTGATGAACGAACTCAGGTTCGATGATCAGTGCTGTACATCTGGTACGCGCCAGAAAGAAGTCTGGTCCACGGGCGGGGTCCATTCTGTAATACCCTTCCTTCACTCCACGGCTTGGCTGGAAGATCCTGCCCAATGCGTCCTGTACTGTGTTGGCAGCATGCCTTCCCTTGGAACTGCTCGGGTAGCACAGTGTCTCGCTGCCTCTACCTACATGCCCCGGAGCACTGTTAAAATGAATTTCCACAGCGAGCACGATACTCCGGTCGTTGTTTATGTAGGAGACCTTGTTCTTGAGAAAACCGAAAGGAACAAGCAGGCCGTCGTCTCCGAGGAAGTTAACGAGCATCTGCGCCCAGACTACCGCTTCGTCGTGCTCGTTGAAATCTCCGTAATACGCACCCTTGGCCAGGTTGTGGTGCCCCGCGCTAATTGCGATCATATCATCTTCCTCCCGGGCGCCACTTCCACATAATGCCGATGGCATTGAAGCTGGCGGCATCTTCTTCAAAGGCGCAGGAGTGATGAGTGAACACCCAGTCGACTTCGTTAAGCTCTGTCTTCAGGATAGTCTGCCCGACACCTAAATTAGCCACCAACCCAGTGTTCCTCGCAGCGCTCTTGTGAGGTGTGCAGAACACCTCATTGACCTCATGCTGCAATCCAATAAACGTATAAGGCATCTCTGCAGCTTGCACCTTGCCTGATAATGCTCCGATGATGAATATCGTCAAGCTGCTTATCAGCAGGAACAGCCCCGCAATCACAATCCCTTTCCATACTTGTCTACTCATGTCAGTCTCCAGTTAGCGTCTACTATCATTAGCCCAGCAGGACCTTTGCGTGGCAATGGCGTGTTGCCGATGTTGATGTAACCGTCATGCAACAACCCATTGATGTCTTCCCCCTCTCCATTATCATACAGATCCATCAGATCGATGATCGTAGGAGACATGGGATCGAGGAGGACCGGTGTGACTCCAGCCTTGTTCTCGAATGGGTGCGGGATCAAGTCCATGTCCGCATTTTTCATCAGCGGAGTAAGTTCGACTTCTTCGATGGTGGCACTACGTCGCGCTTCCAACACAGCCCTCTTATGCGCGACCTTCTGCGCCACGGTTGCATTGGCCGGGATCGGTGGGGTCGGCGTGAAGATCTTGCGCTTGATGTACTGCTTGCCATCCTTACCGTATCGATCCGCAGTGACTTTTGTTGGTCCGTTGTACACCCATGGCGGAGTGTCCGCCGCATAAAGGCTCACAACGTTCCCTTGGGAATCCATGTTGGCGAAGATGAAAAATGGGGCTTCCCCATCTCCAAGATCATACGGCGGTGACGCTGCTAGATATTCCTGATACGCGTAGGCCGTGTTAATAGAAGCATTCACATAGAGATATATATTAGCAGCGTACACTGTGCCTTGAACCTTAGCAGCTACTCCAGAAGAGCTCCCCCAATAGGCGACACCCGTAGCACTAGATGACTTCAGTATTGGATAGAATCCCTCTGCACCACCGGGGAGGGCGAGTAGCTGAGGAAGCGTGTTAGTTGTAGATACGGACCCACTAACCGTATAGATTTCACTTCGATGCACAGCATTAGCAGCAATTTCAGCAGCGGTGACTGCATCGGTGGCGATCTTATCTGCGGTAACTACATCCGCGACGAGTGTTGGATTGGTGACAGCGTTAGGGGCCATTTTAACATCGGTAATCTGGCCATTGATAATCTTAGCTGTGGTAATTGCATCGGTGGCGATCTTGGTAGTGGTAATTGCATTAGCAGCAATTTCAGCAGCGGTGACTGCATTGGTGGCAATCATGCTTGTAGTCACATAGCTCGCGGCTAATTGCGGGGCTCCCGATGCCTTGGCCATGATGGCGTCAAAATTATCATCCAGCTGCGTCATTTGGGCGCTGGTGAGTACAGCCCCGAATGAGAATGTTAAATTAGTCCATGCCATGCTTCACCTCATCTATATAATCTGCCACCATCGCTAAGTGCTTGGGGCAAAGGCAAGGGCTCTCGTCATCATCCAGCACCACCCCAAACAACTGCCCCCAGCCTTTCCACCCGGCATTAGGTTGTGGCTCCGTGGCCTGCTCATCGCAGATAGAGCATTGAATCATTCGTAGTATTGGCATTGCCTTTTCTCCCTATGAGAGCACATCAGAACCATCCAATGCGCTATAATCCAGTCTAAAAGCATTCAACAGCTGCGAGGGGTCTGCGCCAAAGGACACCTCCCCCGTGTTCATGTTGAATGTCCTATTCATTATCCGGTACACAGCATTGCTGATGCCCACCTGATCATCTGTAACATATACCATCTCCCCTATCTGACGTAGCATACCGACTAGCGGGGCACGAACCTTTATCTTGGAATATGGCTCATCCTGTGTTGTCGTGACTCGCTCACAGAAATTTATCGCGGATAGACTGTTAACGTACCACATGGAGGCATCCGCGAAAGATGCCTCTCGCACACCATAGCTATTAACAGATGCAGAGCTAGCAGCTACGACAGTGCTCTTGTGATAGCGGCTAGTGACATCGTAGTCTAGCGCCATATACTGTCTGTTGGTAATATCCTTGTCATCCACCCCCACTGACAGATCAATGATAGTGTCATTGTCCAATGTTTTTGCATAAGAGTTAATAAAGCTGAATCGGTGAAATTGGAGCAGATCATTCTCAGGGAATATTGCTGACCGAGTTATCTGGGATATCTTGCGCAAAGCCTCTGTCACCTTCATGCCAGTGAACCGTGCGTTCAGGAACACTGAGTCGCCAGAGAACACAGACGCCCAGTCTGAGAAGTTGGCGTAGTCAATATCTGGATTAGCCGTGCTCTTTGTACTGTCTAGCCCCCCGTAAGATGTGCACAGCCACCACGCGATGTCCGACACTAGATAGTTGCTGCCAGTATAAGACACAGGGTTGTCAGACGTACCGACCACGCGCTCATTGAATGCCTTGAACTTGTCTGCCAGAGTCAGACGCATGGTGCCCTTGGACATTGTGAACTTTTCTACTTTCCCTGCTATCAATGTTATAGTCTCTGCGCCGGATGTCGGATGCGTGAACCCCACTCCAATAACGCAGTCCTGGCGCATGTTGATTTTGTCCTGCTGCAAGAAGTTCATGACGCCGTCATCATTGGCTAAAGTCAGGGTCAGCTTGGATGCACGTACTTGATCCCACGCCACCTTAAGCATTGGCCATGCAGTCACTCGGTCGGAGTAGTCTGAAGACCCGATGGTGAACTTGCGCACCGGCGAACTGATCTTGGAGTTCGCCTGATCTACGAACCAGCTTGTAACGTCATAGGCCATCAATAAGTCCCCAGCTTTATCTTGCCTTGGAACTGATCATCGTATGGCATGATGCGTTTCGTGATTGGTTTCTTCTTGTTCATTAGCTGCACACTGTAGACCTGTGTTGTGGCTTCGTCCATGAACAGTAGCTCTGTGTTCGACGTCCACCAGCTATTTACAATAGCCGCGTCACTGCTACTCACAAACTTCATGGAGAATGTGAACTCATCAAAGGATCCCCAAGTGTATCTATACAGGTTGCCGCTCTTGGCTCTATGCTGTGACTCTATCTTCTCTCCTGGCTCTGTCAGATCCCACTCAGGGTCAAATGAGATCGAATTACTGCTGTCTACAAAGAGTGCCCAGCTCATTATCTCTGCTCCATTCTGGAGAAGTCCTGTTGCCGTATGCCCTGATCCGATAATGCGTCCAGTGCAGGAATGAATTTATCAGCAATCAGATCTTGTAATTCTGAGCTATCCATAGTTGTCAACTCATGGCCGGTAACGGAGATGTTGAAGTTGAGGGTGTCTACACTCACGCCACCTCTGCCCAAGCCCTGCCCGTTGATTGCGGCTGTCAGGTCTTTGTTTTGTTGTGGCGCAAGCACTCGCTCCCCCGCTTTAAGCAAGTATGTCTGGTCTCGCGGTACGTTGGTCAGACCGGCATGGGCCTGTGGTAATGACGCTCCCCGGATTTTCTTTATCTCCAATGCCCCCCGCGCCGCCATCAGTGCGGCAGGGATCAGCCCGAATGGATACCCGCCACCGTTCTCAAAGGACTTCATAATAGACGCGGGTAAGCTGACGATTGACTTGGCCAAAGCTACAGCTTGCCACAACTTGAACATCTTACCACCAAGCCCCTTAGCCATGCTGAGCATCCCCTCGGCATGGGTTAGCGCAGACACGTATTCCCGCTTCCGCATTGCTTCACCGAATCCGAAGGACCCCTTCAGGTACGTGACATTATATTTATCCATCCGCTTAAGATGCGCTTGCTCAAGTTTTTCTTTTTGTTTGATGTACTGTGCATCTGTGATTGCCTTGCTCTTATGCGTTTTCTTTAGGTTTGCTAACTCTTGCGCATCGTGCAGTTGTTGTCGCTCCTGTTGGGACAATAAGGACTCATCGAAAATGCCATAGCTCTCAGCTACATTCTCAGTAAGCAGTTCCACCTTCACTGTGTTGACTGTCTCCTGATCTTCAACCTCCTGCGCTTTCGCCAGCGTAGATGCTTTCCGGATACGGGCGAAATTAGCTTCGACGTCGGAAGCAAATCCTTCAATAACTGTTGACGGCATAGGTTCCAATATCAGCTTGTCGAACGCGTCCCGCGTTGCTTTGGCACTGTCGCCCGTTGACTTCACAATATTTTCCAACGTCGTGAACGGACCAATGTCCACCCAAGGAATCACATTTGCAACTTCACGGATACCGTTGGCGACTTTAAGCAGCCCTTCGACAATGCTTACCGCAAAAGCAGAAAATAAAGTTTTAAGCCCTGCCCACACAACCTCCAGCCCACGGAAAGCGTCTGTCACAAAACCAACCGCCTTCATCACCCAGCGGATACCGTCGATAATTACATTGGCCCACACCTTTGCCGTACCCGCGTTGTTTTCCAGCGCACTACCGAAGTATTGATTGATTGTCTGCGCTAGACCTTTGATGTAGTCCAATACCCCAGCGTCCATGACTATGTTGCGGAGCTTGAACCACTTGTCCGAGATCATGGACAGCGTACCGCTCCAAGTTGTAGCTAGCAGGCTAGTTGCGCCTCGGAACTTAGACATTGGATCCTTCCACGCCTCCACCATCATCTTCCTGGTTTGCTCAACGGAATACGAGGTCCCGGCCTGAAAGCCCATCATGGCCAATACGCCACGCTCACGGAACTTATCCGCTGACGCTGCACCAGCGGATAACATGCGTTGTACCTGCTCAGTAGTCTCCTGGATAGATAGCCCTGTTGTTGCTGCAAGGTCGCCGATGAGTGGCATCCATTCTTTGATCTCATTGGTGCCACCCTTCAAAACCCCGGCAAGAACGGTTGCCGAGTTCATAATGTCTTCGTATTTGAACGGTACTTTGGAAGCGAAGTCACCCATCTCCTTGAATAACCGACTGCCTTCAGACACACTACCCAGCAGAACAGTCAGTCGAGTCTTAAGCTGCTCTGATGTATTGGCAGCGTCTACGAACTGCTTGGCCACAGCGCCTATCCCCACGCCAGCCAGCAACCCCTTGAGTGAGAACAGTTGGTTTGATAACCCCTCAACCTTACCGCTCAGACCACGGAAGCCCTTCGTAAGACCCTTCATGGCTCCATGGGTCAAGTCCTTCGCCGTGAAGATCAGCTCTACTTTATTTGACATCTTTCAACATCCCATATAGCTCGTTCTTAATGACACGGAAACAAACAATCAAGCACTCTTCCTGCTCAAGCAAACTCTTGCCATCAGGCCATGCAATGAATCTCGTCCCGTCGTAGCACATAGTGAACAGCTCTACCCAATCGCTACAGCGGAAGCCGGAGATTGTTCTGTCGTCGCGGTATTGTCCGACTTCGAAGAATCTTCTGGCTTCCGCTCCGAGTTTTTTACTTCATTCTCGGAGGGCTTGCTTATTCGAAACAATACGCCCATTATCTCACCAACCAGATCCCGGAAATATGCCTCGTCAATGACTGTGTCGATATTTATAGAATTGCCGTCCGCATCCTTCAACCCTTCAAAGTTTCTGATGTGCTCGGGTAGAATTTCAGCCATGACTGTCGCCATTTGGGCCTGATCTTCGAATGACATCTTAATGGTGCCATAATCCTGCACCCCACCAGCGAGAAACGGGGATATTTTCAATATCCCCTTCCTCTTCAATCGGGACAACTCCATGACGATGTGGTCATCATCGAAGTCTGTTTCGTATTTAACGGTCGGTGTAAAGTTGGACATTGTCCGGCCTCCTTAGTAAGCGGCTTGTGTGTTGGTTAGAGTTATCATCAATGCAGTTGCACTATCCACGCTGTACTTGGCTGATGCTGAGAAAGATACTTCTATCTCACCTGCGCCGCCAGCAGCAACTGGGATGTCTGAGTATCGCAGCAGAGGAGCTTGAATCTTGATCTCCTCGTAGTAACCCGACTGAATCTCAGTTGTGCCCTTGAAATTGGCAATCAGCTCACGCTCGCTCTGTGAAATATATTGCTGATACTCATCTTGGTTATCGAACTTCAGCGTTCCATTGATAGCGACAGTACGCATACCGGTACTACGGATGCGAGCTGGGAACTTCGTGCCGTTGAGCGTGTGCATGGCTTCAAGCTGATCGTCTATGACAATGGTCATCTCCGTCATCTCGTCCTTGCCAGCACCACCAATAGACACACTTGTCACATCCCAAGCGAACTTTTTACCCACGGGATACCCTGCGGCAACATCTGCAATCTGAGAATAGCTGCCGCCTACCAGCCCAAGCTTCGCCTTCAGCAGCTCGCCTTTGGCAATAGTCATCTCCAGAGTGGATGCGTTCAGGTCGTAGAACAGCTCAGCAGATCCGGTCTGCAAATAGCGGTAGTACGTCAGTGGGTTGTTCGCACATTTTTGGTCAAAGTCTGCTGTCCGAGGCTGGAAGGTGTGCGTGTACACACCTAACGATGTCACTGTTGAAGGGTTCCCCATCAACGCTTTGAGCGCAACACCAAGGGCGATTGCCTGTGCGTTCGTTTCAAAGTCACCACCTGCTTTCTTCGGGCCTATGTAGGAATCCCCTTCGTCATAGACGCCACGCATTGCTTCATCTAGTAACGGAGGGATTTCCAGCTTGACACCGTCTGTCAGGTGAGGCAGAAAATATATAGAGCTTGTCTGCGCTGTTCCGTAGGAGTTCTGAAAACAGATACCTACGTTTGAGTCTTGACCGTACATTATTCAGTCTCCTTTTTCTTGGGCGGATACTTAGCCATTTTTCTATCTACGAATGATTGGGCTGTTTTGGCGGGGAGTATCATTCTGCGCCCCTTCTTAGCCATGCCGAATTTAGGGATAGCGAGTTCTCCATCGCTGTCCCATATTACTACTGTCATGTTTTTCATCCTGTTGATGTCCTCGCAGTTATTGTGATAATTGCCTGCTGGTGATACATAGATTCACTAGCTTCGTTGTTGTACGCATATTCCAGATTGAGCGCCTCGATCATGTCCACATTGTTCCCAATTGTTGGGTCACTCCATATTGCGTCCAAAACTATTTTTTCATAATCAGACAGTCGCTCACTGCACTTCAGTGAGTTGTCGCCGTGGCTGGCCTGCACCACCACTTGCAAGGTAATGGTTGCGTCCCAGCTCTGCGAATGCCGACCAAGGCTTCCTGGATCGTAGCTCACTGGGCCTTTATATATACCTACCCATGGAGTCAGGTCTGGATCCATGTTCACATACTCACTATGCGTCACATTGAAGCTATCCTGCACAACCTCATCGTGTGTTCGTATCTGGTCATACAGCGCTTTGGTGATAGAGTAGATATCAATCATTTCAATTTCCTTAGATGCTTGTCCGCATGCTTGTCAGCTATCTGCATAATATCGTCTATCACTTCTTCTGGTTCGGGTACCATACGGCGTTGAGGCAGAGGCCCCATACCTTCTTGATGAGCCTCAGCATAATAAAGATCAGAACTAATACCCCCAGCCCTGCTAGTAGCAATCGGAAGAAAAGACGCTCTAAGATGTCCAGTGTCTTGGAGAAGCTTCGCCGATTTATCAATGCCGCCTCCTTTTGTTGGTCTACCGCCTAACTTAAAAGGCTTCCACCCGCCGACCTTTCCGCCTTGCGTTTTGAAGTTCTGCTTGTTCCATCTGTCCAGCCATACAGAAATATTACTATACAGCTGTGGAAAGTTCGTCACACCTTTCATGGCATCCGCGTAGCGTTTCCTGACTGTACGCATAGGCGGGGCAAAGCGAACGCTATTACTCACGGGCTTGCTCCTCGTCGTACAGCTGGGACGAGTCAACAACGAAGTCCAGCGTATCACCTTTGCCGAATATCGGAGTGTAGCCCTGTGTTGATGAATATACCGGCTCACCTGTCATGGCCACTGTCGTTCCGCTACCTACCACCATGACCATGCTGCCCGAAGCCAGTGCGCCGATGTAGCTGTTGACATGCGTCATTATGGCAGCAGCCTTCTTCTCGTCCTTGAACATCTGTGTCTTGGCAAAGGCCGTATCTATGCACAGATCCCGGACAGTCGCGTTGTTGCTGCTAAAGGGAAGCGTGAATGCTTTACCCAGCCCTGCGTCCACATAATTTTCGGCGTAGCTGATGTAGTTAGCCTCGGCGTCGGTATCGTCAACGATGTCGCCGAACTTTTTATACCGGCTCACGACATCATCCCACTGTATATATCTACCCATTAGTTAACGCCTCCTGTCACGTCTTTGACCAGCTTGTCCCGCACATAGGTTTTACTGCTAGCTGTGCCTGTCGCCTTCAATCGGTAATAGCCGCCGGACGATACTGTGTAATCGTAGTAGTAATGTCCGGCACCGCTATCTGTGAATGTACCAGTATTCACAACAGTCTCCGAGCCTGTGAATACCTCCATCGTCGGGGACATAGTCACGCCAGAATTGATCCAGGTGAATTTTACTGTATCTCCTATCAATACCTTTTCCATGTCAATGCCCTGATTTCTTGAGTGCTGTGAGAATATTCTCACGGGATAAGTCAGTGTCAATATCTTCTCTGGCCAGTGCAATATCTATTGCTGCCCGCCTCAGGTCTGTTTTAATAACGCCCCAAGTAACAAGGATCTGGACTAACGTAGTAGCCACCGAATCAGTGATATCGAGTGCGTCTGTTAACCCGATTATATGTAGCTGCCGGGTCATGTCGGCAATCATAGCATCACTGATGCTCAAACTATTGGTGAGCAGCTTAAATATCACTGATTGATGTAGTAGCTCGTCGGTTATCGCTACGTTCTCCAGCAGCCGTTTAAAAAACTGCTTATCTGATAATAAGCTGTCAACTACTGATAAATTGTCTAGCAGATTGACGTTGTTGATCTTACCTTGCAGCAGCGTGATCAGCTCGTCAGATATCGCTACGTTCTCATAGAGCGATTTGAGAAACTGCCTATCCGCTAGCATCCCCTCAGTTATGGCCAGCGAATCCAGCAGACTGATTTCCTGCACCCGACCTTGCAGCAGCGCAGTCAGTTCATCTACTATTGCCAGCGCATCAGCCGTGCCCCGGAAGAATTCACGATAGGCGCTGAGTTCATCGGGTAAGTTCAGTGCGCTACTGATCGCTTTTGAATAATTGCGATATACAGCCAAGACATCCTCAACATTTAGAGCGTCTACAAGCAACCTCTCGATGACCACTGTTATCTTGATGATGCTAAGGGTATCTGCTAAAGCCAAGGAGTTGCTGAGCAGCTTCAACAGTTGACGATAAGAGTCTGATCCATCTGTTAGTAACAGGTTGCTAGATAGAGATCGCGTGGTGATTGTTGATCCACCCAGCGCCCCCGCCTCGAAATCATCCCATACTGGATCAACGGCACTAGTCGGTAGCATTGCAATCAGTCCCTGTGAGGTCTCGGTGTTAAAGTCGGTTACTGTTTGGTCCGAGCCTACTTGGGTCCAGGATGGTGAAGCCCCCGTGCCCCCCTCATATAATCGGAGTGTATTACCCTGTGCTTCGACCTTTATCCATTCGTTGGCGACGCCTTGCGAGGTGATTAAATCCGTGGCCGGACCCCCGACAACTTTAGTCAATCGTCGTCCAGCTGATACTGTTCCATAGATGCGGTGCCCGATAAAATTATTTTTATCCACCAGGCGGACAGCGAGGTAAGAGCCTTTCTGGTCTGCGCCGAAATAAATTCGTCTTGCCTGGGTGTAATGATCCGCGCTCCCTTGGTCCGTGCAGATATACGCTGTAATATCTGACCCAAAGGGACCGTATCGCGTGTTGGCCAGGTCCGCGCCGGATGCACCGATCTCATAGATTCCATGGGCTTCGGT